GCATTTGTTGCTTGAAAACCAGTGGAAGTTCCAAAAAAGTTTGAATCACAGGCATTTGCTGCTTGACCACCAGCACAGATACCCAAAAAGACTGAACGTTGAGCGCCTGTTGCCTGGGCGCCTGCAAGAGGTCCTAAAAAGACTGAGCAGTTAGCACTTGTAGCTGCAAGACCTGCGTTACTTCCTAAAAATATACTGTTTGTTGTATTGAAATTCGAAGTTGCAGGATTAACTGAATATATCGAAGATCCGCTACTAGATACAGCAAAGAGTACTGCTTGAGTTGGTGCCCATGAAGCAGATACTGCAAATGAGCTACTAATGGCGAAAGAACTAGTTACTGCTCTAGAACTAGTTAATGCATAAGAAGCAGATACTGCAAAATCTGCATAAGAGGAAGACGTTTCATAAGTAATTTCATAAGAAGCAGATACTGCATAAGATGCACTTATCGAAGAGCTTACCTGCGGCAAGGAGTTAGCGAGATCTAAAATAGATAGCTGTGAAGTTGTATTTGAAGCTACTACAGGAAGTACATCGCTGTTTACTACCGAATTAACTACAGGTAATTGCGATATTTTTACGTTAGACATATTATACTATTAGGTTGTTATCGTTCTCAGTCGTTAAAAAATTAGCATTCTCTGTAAGGAGGTAGCTAGGTGTAACTGGAATCGGAGGGGCTCCTGTGACTCCTGGTACTACTCCTGGTTGCTCGAATCTGATATAACCTTCGTAAGTTGCTCCTGGAGATATATTAGGGGCAAATCTAACGTTGCGCATTTGCGGAACAGTGTCCTGATAGGTAGCAGGCTTATTTCCGTCAACGGTATTAAGTTTTAACCTACTTATTCTAATTAAATCTAGGAGACTCATGTTAATAAATAGTAGAGACCCGGTAAAGATCTTATACTACTTCACAGGCACCGCCTGCACACGCTACCTCTCCCATTAGATTGGTAGTATCGCTGAATTCAACTACTTTTGAGAGATCTACGTTGTGAAGACTTTTCATAAGTTCTTCGTACTGTTCTTCTGTACAATCTTCAAAAGGAGCTTGTTTATATGTGTGCTCTGAGAAAGGCAGTACTGAAAGTCCGTTGTAGAATTTACGGTTCTCCCACATCCACTTACCTACTTCTTCCCATTCGTTTTCTTTGATAGAGACAGTAGCAGATATATTGTGTGTATTTTGACCGGATCTATGGCCAGGTTTGATCCAGTTTTGATAAAAGAATTTAACTCTTTCAAGAAGTTGTAGTGCAGATTCGTAACGGAGAATAGAGTCTTTTGGTGCTTTCTGCGGTACAGAGATTACAGCAGTATCGTGAGGACGGAAATATTCGTCTTCAACAAGTTCTGGATGATGAATGGCGAGGTGGGTATAAATGGCTTCATTCTTTCCTACACGAATACGGCGAACATAGAAGTCATTATGCCATGCATGAATACCGCTTGAGGTACCGAGGGTCAAAGAAGAAGTACCTGAAGGCTTAATGGTAGTACATCTTGCAGCAGCATTAATACCGATTAATTTAGCTACTCTTTCGTTTTCTTCTTTTACAATCTGGGCTGCTTGCTTAAGATCTAGCTTCTGTGCTGCACCTGATCCGATACCGGTCATACCGACACCGATCAAAGCGTCTTTCTCAGTAGTACGCTGCCATACAGGTCGTAGATAATGAAAACTAGTGTAGGAGGCTTGTAGGGTACCAATAAATGTAGCAGCCTTAACGCGTGCGTTTAGATCTTCTTGGTCTACAACGTCTGATACGTTTACCTCGCACAGGTTACAGAACTGATAAGGACGTAATGCGATCTCACAACATGGATTAGTTCCCCAATCTTTATCATTATTGAAGTAAATACCCGGTTCACCTGCACCCGATGCTTTAATCTTCTCCCATAGATTCATAAAGAACTCTTCAGAAGCCTTACTACGAAGAAGTACAGCAGAATTATTTGCACGACCTCTTTGCGGATTCAATTCCCACCATGCACCAGATTTGGCTGCAATCATATTCTCATCATCAGCGCTGAATAAACTAATAAGGGCTGCTCTACGGATACCGCCAGTCAACACTGCATCGGCAATATGACAGATCATATCGTGAACTTCGGTAGAGGTCAATTTATCATTGTTCTCCTTACTATCAAGAATACCTTGAAGCTTAAGAAGACACTCTTTAAGAGGTTGAGGTCCAGGTGCTTTACCTCCTGATGTGATTAACTGGGCGCCCTTAGGTCTAATGTCAGAGAAATCGAATACAGGGGTAGAGCCTCCTTCAAAATATGCACGTACCAATACCTTAACGGCATCAGCCCATCCTTCAATGCTATCGCCAATCAAAAACCGGCGATGCTTCTTAGGATCAGGTTTTCTAATCTCAGGGAGTTGATCTACATGGTGTCTCTGTACTGAATATCCTACACCGGTACCGCCAAGAAGTAAGAACATAGTCTCACCAAACGCTCTCCAATCATCGATCGGGAGGTAGGCACAGTTGTAGATACGGTTAGGACTGATCTCGATAGGTTTACCTGCAAATTGCATTGAACGCATTGAAGGTAGGGCTTTCTTATCATAGACAAACTTGTAAGCATTCTCAATTTCCTTTTTTAAATTAGGAAATTTCTTTAAGTGCATATCTTTATTACGGTCAACTAATTCCGTCCAAGATTCTCTTCTTTTTTTCTCTGGATTAAACTTTGCGTACTTCATGTACACTGTAATGTCACTTAGAATGCTCTGGGAGATGTCCATGTCTCTTAATGTTTTTTAATGTTTTAAAGATAGGTTTTTCGTTCGGCGATCTTACGATGCCGTTAAGATCTATAACCTATTTACTAAATTACTGTAGGTTCGAATTCAGCCCGCTTTGAAATCTCTGGGCCTGGTAGCTATCAGATGCTTGAGGAGGACGGAAAGTAGGATCAACCTTATCTCTTTCAACTAGATCGTTTGTTCCATTTCTTTCCATATTAAATACAAACTGCTCGTAAGTACTTTGATTTACGGGGGGTGCGAGTGCAGTCCTCTTCTCAGTATATAATTCAGCTATGCTCATGTCTGATAACTTTTGTAATAATAAATAGCTTATTTTCCTAATTCAAAAAACCTTTGTTGTAAAAAATTTCTCTCTTCTGAACTAAATCCAGTCACTGGTTTTCCTGGTACAGGAGTTCCTTCTTGAACGAATTCATCCTCATCCATTTCACGTGCTTGAATCTCAATATTACCGTTTTCAGTATTGATTTTCACGGGGTAAGTCATACCGTCACCGCCATAGCGGTTTTTCATAATATGTGCCCTACCCGTACCGTTAACCTTATCTAACCTCTTTCTAGACAACGACATCGCAAAGTCTGCAATCATGATCTTATTATAGGATCCAGCTGCTTTATCGCCTTCGATAACGTCGTCTTTTGCACCAGCTCTATTGACCTGTGATACAGTCCAAATAGGTATCTTAAGGTCACGGGCAAGAGCTTTGGTGGATACATAAATATCGTCTATCTCGTCCTTTCTGTCTATAGATTTCCTCTTTGATTTAAGTAGATCAACGTAGTCAATAATAATTAAATCAGGCCTATGTCCAAGATCAGTAATTTTCTGAATATGGCTTTCAATGGTAGATATAGATGCTTTACCCATTGAAAACTCTTTAATAATAAGCTTACCAGGTAGCTTGCTTACTGCTTCATCTACCTCTTTTCTATGTTTACCTAAGTCTTGGATTCTAATACCGGTAAAAATAGAGTCGTACCTCTTACCCATGTACGTTTCAGAGAGCTCAAGGGTGTAGTGGGCTACAGTACCTCCTGCAGCTACTACTGTTGCACCTAGTGCTACAAGCATCCAGCTCTTACCCCCGCCCGGGTTACCGAAAACAATGCCTAGATCTCCTGATCCCAATCCTCCTTGAAGTAATTCGTTAATATGTTCCCAAGGAGTAGGTTGCGGACCTCTCTCTTCCATTCGATAACGAGTTTCGGCATCCTTCTCGTACTCGTGACCGATATTTTTATCTTGACCTGCTTTCAATGCAGTATCAATCAAGTACCGAATATCATCGTACTGTCCTTTTTCGAGTAAGTCAACCGAAGATAATAGAGCTTTCTTTAACTGCTGATTTCTGCAGAAGTTAGAAAACTCTTGTTCTACGAAATCTCTATCTTCATTAGATGCTTTATAGGCTTCTTTTAACTGCTCAATTACTGAGACCCTTAATACTTCATTCTCGATCTTTTTTACTTCTACTTGAAGTACATCAAGGGTAGGTGTGGTATGATACTTATAGTGGTACTTTAGAATCTCTTCAACTATCCACTTATGTGCTGGATTATCGAAATAATCTTCTTCTAAAATATCATAAATACTCTGTAAAAATTCTCTATGCTTAAGTAAGCTTGATAAAACTTTGATCTGAAAACTTACGCCGTACTGATTTAACTGATTTAAAACGCTCATAACTTAATTTAATAAAAATTACTCAATCTTTCAACTCAAACTTTGCTAATTTTGCAAATGTTTCACTAAGCCATAAATGTGGACTTACTAAAGTCTTTCCTAACTGATCCTCGTTGTATAATTTAATAAAGCAATCAGGGTTAAAATTGTTGTTATGATTGGCTATAATATAATCTAATACTTCCTTGTCAGCCTCAGGTATGTTTGGATTTTCTAAATCCATTAGTTTCAGATTGATCTCTAATTGCTTTCGAAAATTATAAACATCAGCATACTTCTTACCTTTACCTTCACACTCCTGTAATAGATCTTTTAGCGTCACTCTACCTTCACCGGCAATAGCTGGAAATAACTTGATTAGAGTCTTAGCTGCAATACCTTTTACTCCCGGTACGTTATCTCCTTTATCTCCTACTATAATTTTATGCGTAAGAAAGTTATGAGATGGTATCCCGTACTCTTTAATGACTGTCTGCGGGCTATAAACTATCTTTTTGATTGGAGAAAAAACAGAAACCTTATCTGTTACAAGTTGTAGATAATCTTGATCGGTAGATAGGATGTATACTTGCTCAGTAAATTGCCTTGTAAGATACCCAATAACGTCATCGGCTTCTACTTTATCTATGACAACTAAATCAACCGGGAGACACTTAAGATAATCAATCAGACGCACTATTTGCGCCGTTATTGACTCTGATTCTTCTTCTTGATTATCGAAAGCATCCCAATTTGAGATTTTAGTGATATGTCGATTGGCTTTGTACTCAGGATAGAGATACCTTTTATTAGTAGATCCTCCTTGTCCATCAAATACAAGTATAACTCTTGTTGGCTGCAATTGCCTTATAGCGGCTCCAATAGATTTTAAAAAGCCTCCTAAACCGCCAATATGTGCCCCACTTGGATTAATATGACCAATAGCTGCAAAGCTACGAAGGAAAGTATTTAAGGAATCGACAATTAGTACTCTACTGTTTTTATGTAACTGCACCGGCTCTTGCTTCTCCATCTGTTCGAACATTGCTCTGTAATCCATCTTTCTTTTGTTTAGCAATTGGATTGGCCAATCGTTCGGCTATCCTTTCGCGGATTATATAAACGTCTCTCTCTGTTGGAGTATAACCGTTCATTAATTCTGGCGGTATCCCATCCCAGGATGGTAAGGATGGTAGATAGTTCTGAACATTAAAGCCCCTAGCAATGCACTCGTTGTAAAGATCAATGTACCGCTCTTTTAAATATCCGAGCTTGTCGTAAAAGAAAGATACATGACCTTTACCGAGGCTGAATTCTTTAGGTATATTTTTTAAATTGCATCTACCTTTAGCTACAACGTTTGGTATACGTTTAAGCTCTCTGTGTTCTGCAATCAAATGCTTACTTGTCAATTCCTTAGGTGGAATACCTACATTGATTCTCGTCATAACTTTTATTTACGTAAAGATACGTTATTCTTCAGTAGGATCAAACACATCTTTGTTATCTTCGTCCGTCTCGATAACTACATCGAAATCGGTAGATCCAAGAGTCTTTAACCAGTCTTTAGAATACTGTTTCTTATAAGCGTCGATTGCCTGCTTAGTATCATCAATAAATCCATGTGCGGTCATAATAACCCTTCCGGTAGAAGTAACGTCGTTAACGTGATTCTTATCACAGCTTACTTTGGTACGCTTGGCAAACTCTACATCCTTACCGTTCTTAGTTGCTTTGATCTTATTAGTTCCGGAATTGGTTACATTACCGAAAGTAATAATTAAAGAAGCATCGAAGTACATAGTATCACCGCCCTTGTTCTTCATCTTGGGCTGGGCCATGATATTCTCTGCTTTAGCAACCCAGATCTTATTCACTGCAAGCATAGTATTCGTATAAGGTTGACTTTGCTTACGGGATAATACAATCTTCTGGTTAATGAAGTTACCAAACTGCTGGGACATAGCCCCGGCATTCCACTCGTTATTGTTCTTATTTGACTCAACAGACAATCTACTTGGAATAGATCCTACAGAATCCCAAAGGAATAGTAGGTCGTAAGGTAGATTACCTCTCTTTTGCTCATCGAGAAGGTCGGCAATAAATGCTGCTACGTCTTCAATAGTATTAAGCCTTTCTCTATCTACATAGATAAAAAAGCCTTTGTAGTCTGCTACTTCTCCTTCTTCGTTAGGTACATTCTCAAACTGCAAACCCATTTGACGGGCATGCTCCCAATTCCACTTCATCTCGGTAATAATGAAAACAGGTAAGATACCCATCTTCTGTGCGCTAACTGCGGCTTCCAAAAGTGCGGTAGTCTTACCTGTATCAGAATGTCCTCGAAGCAATGTAATATGGCCGATAGGTACGCCAGGAATAGATAAACAACTCTGAAAGGCAGGAGATAGAGGTATCCACTTCTGCTCCTTCATTTTAATGGACGTACTGGAAAGATTCTTAGATTCAATAAACTTATCCAGGTTAAAAGTACCCTTAACAGCACCCGCTACACTTTCGTTAAGCGAGGCTTTAATTGATTTGGCCATAAATTATTACTTAAAAAGATCATCAAATTCCTCGTCAATGCTTGGTTTAGCCTTGGGAGTGTTTAGAGAAAAAGAGGCAGGCTTTGCAGCAGGAGCTTCTTCTTTCTTAGGTGTAGCAGCAGGTGCTGGCTCATCTGTACTGTCTTCAGGATTCAACCAGCCAAGGAGAGCATCTTTCATCTCATCATAAGAATACTTCTTGAAGATAGTAAGTGCGTCAGGTTGGTTATTTAACCACTTATCTACCTCTTTAGAGTCCTCAGATAGAGGGGTAGTCTTTGTACGAACACGTACTTTAGATTGGTTAAACGATGTACCGTTAGTCTCAGGTCCAGTTGTTTCGATAGTAATATCGCGGCCCTGAATAACATCCGTATAATCTCCAACATCTGGATCGTCAGCAAGACTCAACAATTCAGCATAAATCTGCTTACCGAATTCCCAAAGACGAACACCTTTCTCTTCTTCACCGCGAACGATTACAGGAGCAAATACACGCATCTTTGGTTCGAGTTTACGTGACATCATCCAGTTTTCCTTATCGCCGCTTGATGCAAGCTGCTTGGCGAATTCAACGATTGGATCTTTCTCACCGAAATTGGCTAGAGAAACCATAGTGCGGTTTCCGATACCGTAGTGAACTAAGATCTCCTTGAAAGGATTAGAACGATCCCACACTGCAGGTACGATTCGTACTGAATGCTTACCTACTGTAGGTTTCCAGAGAATGAGAGACATATCTCTCTTTTGACCGCCTTGCTTCTGTGATTGCAAGGCACTTAGTTTAGACTTGATTGCGCCTAAATCCATACCCATAACTTATAGTTTTTAGTTTAAAAATTACGTTAATAAAGAAATGTAAGGAATAATTATCAAACAACCAACCTAGAGGTTGACTATTCTATGAATTTTTGTGGAAAGTTTTTTCAACTCGTCGCCCTGAGATAGGAGTACGGTATTTCTGTAATCGGGCCAGTTAATCCGGAAAGAGGTATCGAGAATGCCTTCGTTTAGGGATTTAATTAAAAGATTGAGACTGTTGATAGTATATAGAGTATTGGTCTCTTTCTTTCTATGTAGAAGTATCGTATTAGGGAGAACTTTTGTTGTTGTTCCTTCAACCTCGATGTTATAGGTACATAAAAACTCTTCAGAATCAGATGATTCTAAAACGAAGATCTTCCCGTACATGATAGAGTATTCTCTCTGAATCACATCTAGGGTTTCTTCTAGTTTATCCTTAGGGGAAAATGTACAGAATAACTTGTTTTTCAATTGGTCTTGCGTTAATTCAATATATGCCATAATAAATAGTCTTAATTTGTTCTAAAAGTTGTAGTTATCTCCTTTTTGTGCCTTTACTCTATATCCATCCTTTTCAAGGACATCTTTTATTTGCTTTAAGAAGCCCTTTTCGTCATCAGTTGAATAGTCGATTAGGATTGAATCATACACTACAAGTACTACCTTGCTTTTCTTTCCTTTAAATAATTGCCTGAGTGCAGCTAACTTTTTAACGTTATTTACAGTCTCTAGACACTGAACGTAGTAGTTAAAAAGCTTTTGAGGTGTGAAGTCTTTACCTCTTATCTTTCTGCCGTTAGGTAGTCTTAAAGATTTTTGGCGTTTGAACTCCTCCCACATAGATTGAATAAATTCATCAATCTCATTAAATAATTCAATGCTCTTATACTCGTCTTCGACTCCATTGTAAAGCTGTCTAAACGTAATTTTTTTAGATTCCTGATACTCTTCTGAAGTTAATTCTTCTTTACCGAAATACTCTCTACCTAGAATCACATGAATGGATTCGTTTGAAGGGAGAGGTACATTCAACATATTAGCTATTAATCTTAAATGATATCCGTCAAAATCAAATTCAACAAGAATATCGTTTTGCGGCACAAAAGCGGCTCTAGATCCGTTCTCTTTATTAAAAGCCAGGAAGTTTATACCGTTAAAGGCGTTGGTAGGCCTAGAGGTTACGTTATACAGGTTATAGCTTGTGTATATCCTATTATCTTTCATAGACCTAGCCTTCCATGTAGGTTCAAAGAACTTATCGAAAACCCTTTCATTTACCGTTAGACCCTGCTCCTCGACCCATTTGTAGGCTTGTATATACTGGTTCTGCCACTCTAAATTATTTTCCTCCCCGATACAATCTTTGACGGCTTCAAACATGCATTCACACTTCTCATAATGTTTTGAAATCGGAATAAGAGTATTCATATTCTCTGAATACTTAAACTTATTGTGAAAATCTAGGTGAACGGGGGTATAGCATTGGATATCCTTGATCTCTCCGTCTTTATCTAAGATATTAAAATACAGGTCTACGGCTTGGGGAAGGTATAGAAAATAAGAATGCCACTTTTTATCGAGCAAGTAAACTTTTGGAATTTCAAATAGAAAGTTTTGTATCTCATCAAGGCTTAGAGAAAAGCCTTCAGAATGGTTAATAGGGAAAATATACCCTTTTTCGAAGTCGTTATAGTAGAGTGCACAAGGGACGGTAAGCAGGGGGTGAGTTTCCTCGGAAAGAGATACTAAGTCAATAAAACATTTTTCTGCTTTAGGTAACCTACCTAATTGTTCTTTCGTTTCAACAATGTAATACATAACATTTATTTATAACCTTTATTAAATATAAGCTTACGTCACATGCTAGCCAACTATTGAGGGGTTATTCTTGCAAATTTGGTATAATTACCGCCAATAAAGTTCACTAGCCCTCTAAAAGTTTTATCTTCTGCTTCTGTGACGCGTTTGTTAGTATCAAAAACGCCGCCTTGAATTTGATACTGTGATACTCTTTTGTCTTTTAACGGTCCGGTTAGCTGCCAAAGTATATCGGCGGTCTCATACCCTAAAGCAGTTTCTTCTACCTCCCCGTTTTGTATCTTAGTCCAATCTAGTTTAGAGATTTCAAAAATATACCCTGGTCCGCTAAGTTTTTTTGCAAAGTATCTTGTAAAATACCCTCTTTGATAATCACTTTCAATCGGGAAAGGGAAATAAGGTACTAGTTCAGTTAACGGAGCAGTATTATCAGCAATTATATCAAGGGGTAAAGTATTTCCGGTATACTGAGCTATTAATGCGAGATTTTTAGGATCTCTTGCATTTTCGCTTCTATTAGCATCCCCTCTTACACTAACAGGTCCGGGATTTACATTATACAGGCGTTCACCGGTTCCTAATATTGGGTTTGTACCGGCAAAAGACTCTCCTGTAAAAAGAGTGTAGTATCTTCCTTTATAAGACTTACCGTTACCTAACACAAACTCATTTCCACGAGTATACCTATTGGTCAAGATTCTAGTTAATGGGTAATACTTTAACGACATTTTTTTTTAGTTATCCTTTAGCAATTATTTCACTTAACTTCATATCTGCTGTTATATCAATTCCATACTCGCCCTTAACATATGCTATAACAGCATTAGTGTATGAAATTGGATTATTTGTACCCTTGGTATAAAGATTCGGATTATTTGCTTTATCTGGACGGTAACAAGGAGGAGCATATCTTGAGATATACTCATATAGAGTTGGATCTTTGGGATAGTTTCTGTATCTCCTGCAATTATTCTTCCTAAAAGATCGATTTGCAATTGAATTCCTGCTGTTAAACTAGCTATTTGATTAGTGGTACCGTCATCGGTGTTACCTATATTTCCGGGATTATTTGTTCTCCAGCTCTTAGATGCTGGTTTACC